AAGGAGTCCACCGTGACCGATACCGAACAGATGACGGCCGCGAAAAAGAAGCTCGCCGACGAGCGCGCGGCACGCGACAAGGCAAACGAGCAGCAGGCCAAAACGGCTGGCGCAATCAAGCCCACGCCGACGCAAGAAGAAAATGACATGGCCGCGATGGGCGTCCACGTCCTCGAGCACGAGCACGATGGCAGCCCGGACCCAAATGAGGCGCAGACCAAGCAGGCCGAGGCCGGCAAACGCGGCAATTATCAAACAAGGACTGCGACACCGTCGACATGAACTTTCGCGGGTTTCTGGCCCGCGTCGCGGGCCAGCTCATCGGCAAGGGTGAAGGCGATTACCGGCCAGGCCCTTTCTATCTACCAGTCACCGGCGGGTGGTTGCCCGCCGGCGTCGCCGACAACTGGTGGCAGCAGGGCTACACGCCGACCAGCCTCGGCACACAATCGGCGATGGTCGAGGCCTGCGTCTCGGCCTACGCCCAGACCGTGGCCATGTGTCCCGGCGATCATTGGCGGCTCAACGGCAAAGGCGGACGCGAGCGCGTCAAGTCATCGTCGCTCTCGCGTTTGCTGCGCCATCCGAATGACTATCAGTCGATCTCGGACTTTCTGCTGAACGCAACGCGCTCGCTCTACCTCGAGGGCAACACCTATGCGCTCGGGCTGCGCAATTCGCGATTCGAGATCGACGAGCTGCATCTGATGGACCCGCTGATGTCGCATCCGCGGCTCGCCAGCAATGGCGAGATTTTCTATCAGCTGCACGGCAACCAGGTGATCGATAAACGGCTCGGAGGCGAGCCGCTGATCGTGCCGCAACGCGACGTGCTGCACATCCGGCTGCACACGGTGCGGCATCGCTGGCCGGTGCCGTTGATCGGCGAAAGTCCGATCGTCGCGGCCTATAGCGATATCGGCGTCAATAGCGCGATCGCGCGGCAGCAGCTTGGATATTACCTCAACGAGGCGCGGCCATCGGCCGTGCTCTCGACCGACCTCACGCTCGACAAGGACCAGCTCCAGGCGCTACGCGACCGCTGGAACGAGCAGGCCAAAGGTCTGCACCAGGGTGGCACGCCAATCCTCACCGCTGGATTGAAAGTTCAGCCGTGGGCGGTGAGCGGCAGGGATGCCTCTACCGCCGAGATGATGAAACTTTCGAACGAGCACATTGCGCTCGCGTTTCGCATTCCGCTGCAGATCCTCGGCCTCGGCGGCTCAACCTTTTCGTCGACCGAACTGTTGATGCAGAGCTGGAAATCATCGGGTCTCGGCTTCGCGCTCAATCATATCGAGGAATCGATCGGCCTGCTGTTCGATCTCAAAGGCCAGCCCGACGAATATGTGGAATTCGACACCGACGCGCTGCTGCGCTCGGCGATGAAGGATCGCATCGAAGCGCTGGCGCAGGGCGTGCAAGGCGGGATTTTCGCGCCGAACGAAGCGCGCAACCTCGAAGGGCTCGACCGCGTCGAGTTTGGCGACGAGCCGCGCGTCCAGCAGCAGGTCGTTCCGCTAAGCCAAGTCGGGAAGATCCCGGCTGCGCCGGCGGCGCCGCCGCCTCCCGCAGCGCCGCCGGCTCCCGCAAAGCCACCGCAAAAGGCCAACCGCGATGACATTGCACGAGAAGTCAGAAGCCTATTTGCCAGTGCCGACCGGATCGGACGACGACGCGCTGCTTCTTGATGCCTGGCGCGAAGCGCTCGCCGAGGTGCTCGATACCGAGCGCCGGCAATGGCAGCGCCAGCGCGAGCTGATCGAGGCGCAGGCCGCAGCGACCATCGCCGAGTTGCGGGCAGTCGTTGCCGAGTTGCGCGGCGAGGTCCGGCAGATGGTCGCGGATGGGCTCAACGGCGCGATCCTGCTGCCGCCCGAGCTGGCCGGGCAAGTCGCAAATGCGGCGCGCCAATTGCAGGAGCCGATCGCGAGCGAGCGCCCATCAAAGGTCTTGCGCATCGAGCGGGACGAGAACGGCGCGCTCGTGCCGATCTATGACGAGACGCAGCCGTGATCATCAATCTTTCGGAAGCCGCGGCCAATGAGATGCTCGACACACTTGGCGGCATGATGAACGGCGGCACCATCGAGCTGTCGTCGGACAATGGAGTAACACTCGCAGTGCTCAGACTCTCCAATCCAGCGGCCACTACCGAGGACGGCAACCTGGTGTTCAACAAGATCGCCGAGGAAGACGCCGCGCTTGCGCAAGGCAATGCCGCGACCGCGCGCATCCTCGCCGCTAACGGCATCGAGGTGTTTTCTTGCGATGTCGGCGACGAAAACTCCAATGCAACAATCCGGCTCAACACCACTAAAATATATAGGAACGGCCCGGTGCGGATCACATCCTTCCGTCTGGGGATGGCATAATGGCGGTCAATTACGACGCGGCGACGAAGACGGCGCGCATGGCTGCCACGATATTGCAGATCGACGCCAATGCTTCGCCTGCTTACATCGAGATATGCACGGCGTCGTTTGCCACTACGCTCGTAGCCATCACGCTGTCTGATCCCAGCTTCACGGAGTCGGGTGGCGTGATCACTATGGCCGGGGCGCCAAAATCCGGCGTTGCGACCAATGCCGGAACCGCAGCGGTGGCGCGCATCAAGGATGGCGGCAGCACTACCAAAGTGAATAATCTTACATGCGGCACGAGTGGTGCCGATATCAATCTCAACAGCACGACGATCAGCATAGGCCAGACCGTGACCATTACGGCAGGCAGTATTACTCACTCACCCTGACAGATGACACAGCAAATCATCAACATCGGCTCTGCCGCTAATGACGGCACCGGCGATCCGCTGCGGACATCGTTTGTCAAGACAAATGCCAACTTCACCGAATTATATGCCTACGCCGCGCCGCTCGATGCGCTGGCCTACAACGGGATACAGGTGAATGGTTCGTTTGATGTCAGTCAGGAGAAAGCTGGCAGCGGGACCACCGCTAACGGTGGTTATCCTTGCGATAACTGGAGGCTGTATTTCGTCGGCACGATGGCGATCACCGCTGCGAAGACCGGGCTGCTTATCGCCGGATTCCCTGCTTCACTAGGACTATCCGTTCAAACAGCGCAAGTCTCGCTCGGCGCTTCCGATGTGGCACAAATCTATCAATCCATCGAAGGCTATCGCGTTGCCCGGCTAGCGTGGGGCACTGCAAATGCGCAGCCGATTACGCTGGGCTTCTGGACGAGCCACCACAGGCCGGGCCTTTACAGCGGCACTGTTCTCAACAGCGCCGGCAATCGTTGCTATGCCTTTACCTATACGCAGAGTGCTGCTGACGTAGGTCAGTACAATGTCGTCACCATTCCGGGCGACACAGCAGGCGTCTGGGCTACCGACAACACGGTTGGAATGAATGTTGTTTTTGCGCTGGCGGCAGGCTCTAGCGCAACGGCACCATCGGCAAATACCTGGTTGGCAGCAAACTATTCCGCTGCGCCAGGACAGGTGAATGCGGTTGCTGCGACATCCGACGCCTTCCGCATCACCGGCGTCGTCGTCCTACCCGGCATCGAGGCGCCATCCGCCGCGCGCTCGGCATTCATCATGCGGCCGTTCGATCAGGAATTGGTGACGTGCAAGCGGTACTGGGAAAGTTCATGGAATTATGGGGTGATTCCGGGTGGTTGGACGGCAGGGCTTGACCAGCTTGTGTTTGCCCACTCTTCGGGTTCGTTTAGTCAGGTCGTCCCGTATGTTCAGAAGCGAGCGGTTCCAACTGTCACGATTTTTGACAATGTAGGCGCCGCCAATAAGGTGGCATATTACGCTGCTGGGTGGGCGTCGGGCGGTGCTATATCTGGCGGCGCATTCGCGAAAGACAAATTCGCGTTTGTACAGCATGGAATAGCCGGCTCGATTTTCACTAACTTCGCGTATACCGCAGACGCGAGGCTATGAACATGTCCGAATATCAACTCACTGCGACTGACGTCATCATCCGCACCGCAGACGGCGCGTGCATTCCCAACGATCCAGCCAATCGCGACCGCGCCGAGTACGAGCAATGGCTGGCCGATGGCGGCGTGCCCGATCCCTATGTGCCGCCAGAGCCGGTGCCGCCCGAGCCCGCGCCGGAAACGTCCGTGCTCTACGACCATGAGAACCGACTGCGCGCGATCGAGGGCGCGCCGCCGCTGACGCTCAAGGAATTTATTGCGAAGACCCTGACCTCGG